GGTCGATTAGAATTTCTGTACCGTAAACGACCTTATTTACAGCCATCTAATCACCCCGCAATCGTTACCGTTGTACCCCCTGCCGAATTAGCAGACTCAACGTAGGCGATAGGATTTATCACAACCTGGGATAGATAATCAACTCCGTCATCAGGAAGGATTGTTTGCTTTACCGTAGAAGGCGTCGCTGTCTTTGCCTGCGCCGTAACGTCCGAAGATGGTTCACAGTCACCCTCTACTCCCAGAACATTGACACCCTTCTTAATATTGCCGGGTATGAGCTTAGCCCTTTCAGTTGCATCAAGCTGTACCGTGCCTGAGCCGTCGTGATAACCGATTGGAATCGTATAGACCGAATCTTTGTCTGTAATCTCCTCGGAAACGGCCCCATTGTTCTTCATGGTACCGGAAACTTTGTTCCCTCTTGCGTAGGCTGTTTGCCCGCTGAGGACTTCAGCAGCGGTTGCAGTAGCATCCGTAGAATCTACATCAAACGGACAAGTGCCTTCAATTACTTCACCGCTCTTGTCGTGGGCAGTATAACCGGCCAGCAGTTTATCTTTTGTAACACTGTCACCGGTCAAATCAATCAAAGTATTGCCCCCGTAAATCACTTTATTGATCGCCATTTGCATCCACCTCCTTTGCAATATAAGCGGTCGTGCCGTTGGACTCGTTGCTGGTTTCCCAATAAGGAACCTCCGTAACCAAAATATCCTCCTTCAGCACCTTATTTGCGGTGTTCAAAATCTGAGAACCGGATGCTTTGGGAACGACCTTATAATCCCCGGAGTAAGTGTCATATTCCCTTGTCACGCAGATTGACCCATTCAGACTTTCAATCCCTGAAAGAGTCCCTTTCAGAACAGATTCGCCCGATATTTTTCCGCTTAACGAATCCAGCGCCCGTATACCGCTCATATCAGCACACCTCCTCCGTTATTTTAATTTTAGAGGCAGTGATGAACGTATCCACTTCTCCGGACTCCTTCGTCAATTGGACATCGTACACATAAGTTCCAAAAGCGAGGTCTTTTGTATCTTCCGGGTTCAAAACCAGTTTCAGCGTATCAATCGGAATATCTTTTACCAGCAAAGTATCTTCATCCGTATAGTTGGATTTCATCGCGAAACGAACAGAATCCCCTTCGGATGGTACATATGGATCTCCATTTGATTGGGTAATGGAAATCTGAGCCATGAAAGTATCGCCCCGCGTAAGAGTAATGGTTGTTCCGGAAACCTTATAGCTCATAGCTCTCCTCCATTTCTGTCTGGCAATCAAAAACGGCTATACCCTCCACAATAATAAAAGCCGCCCACACACGATAGGCAGCGAATCATAGAAGAGTATAGCCACAAAGATTGCATTTGCGATGTTATTTGGCGTCCTTGTTGTAGTTTGCAGCGCTGATTCCCAGAAGAACGCCCAGGAAAGTGTCAACAGCCGTAATGGTACCGACTACCTGCTCGCCACAGGGCAGACCCCAGATGCCGGCCAGAGCAAAATATAAAGTGCCGGCTGCCGGAAGCAGATACTGCGCAATCCATTTCAGGGTATCGTAGGTTTTGTTACTCATCTTCATGATTTGTTTCCTCCTTAAAATCCAAGTTGTTTAAAAATATATCCGAGAATGATTCCGATAATGGCGGTTACTGCGTAACCAACTACTTTCCGCCACATATCTCCATCCCGGCTTTCCAACGTTTCCAAACGTTTTCCCTGAGAGACCTGTTCTTTTAACATGTTCTCCATGTTTAAAGCGAGTTTCTCCACAGAGGTGCTGATAAAAGCGACCTGTTTTACGGTTTCTTCAAGAACTTCCAAACGATGATTCTGCCGGTTGTTCTCGTCTTCTAACCGCTTATTTTCCGCATCCATGCTGCGTCGAAACTCGTTGTGTTCTTCACGAGAAATATAATCTCCTTCCATGCTTATTTATTCCTCCTTATCAAATATAACAAGCTTTTTCCCAACAATTGAAAGCGTCTTATCAAACAAGTCTTCATACAGCGTTATAAGATTTTTTCGTTGTTGTCTTGATAAAAGCTTGTAGAAACTGCCCATCCAGCCTCGGAACATATTCTCAATATTCTCGTATGGGATTTCTCCATTAGCAACTTTTATAGCCAGTTTCTTTAGCTTTCTGCGCATAGTCGTAACCCTATCCGGGTTGATTCTTTTAACGATTTTTCCATCCTTGGTAAGTGTGTATTTCGCTTGCAGGAATTTGTATGTACTGGATATCTTAACGATGCGAGTCTTCTTTTCGTTAATGTGAATACCCAGTTCTTTGGCGATTACACGAATATGCTCAAGCAAGTCCACCAGTTCTTCTTTGCTTGGGTTCATGATGTACCAGTCATCCATATAACGGCCGTAAAATTTCTGACTTCTTACATATTTCACATAGTTGTCAATGCGGTATGGATAATAAATCCCGATGACTTGTGAAAGCTGATCGCCAATGTTTACCGATTTTTCCATCCACTTCTCGCCGGTTAATTGTTCCTTGGGTATCTCCCTGTATTCCAGCTTGTTAAATGTATCAGTCATACAATTGGCGTATTCTTCATCTGTCATGTAAGAAACATCAATTTTGAACCCGTCAAATATAAGTGTTAGAAGCCAGTCAATAAACTCGTCATCGTCAAAGAGCTTTAACAGTTCCCGCTTCGCTATCTCATGAATGATATTGTCGTAGAATTTTGAGAAGTCTCCGAACAGAATCCATCCTTCGTTGCCATACTGCTTGTAGTACCGTCGGAGATGCACCTCAAAACGCTCTCTTTGGTGTGAAATTCCTCTACCTTTGATGGAAGCGCCATTATCATAAATAATATGCTTCTTGACCTCTGGTAACAAAATCTCGTCACATAAAGCATGGCGAACAATACGGTCTCTGATTCGGATACTTGATATAGGTCTTACTCGGCCCCGCTCAGACAGAGAAAACTCCTCAACAGGACCATTTTCTAAAGTCCGGTTAAGAAGGTCTTCCTGGATAGAAAATATGTACCTTAGAAAGTTCATCATGAACTTCTGCGTCGTTTCTTTCCATTTACTGCCTTTTACGGAAGCCTTGTAAGCCCTATACAAGTTGTTGGCGTCAGACAAAATCTCTTCATACGTCATAATTATTCACCGTGATAGCAATACTTACCGTAGTAAATTGCGTCCAGCTTTGTCATTTATCCTTGATGGAAAGGACAACGTCTCCTTCTCAGTTGGTTAGACAGAGAATCCGGACGAACCCCGTTAGAGTTCGAAGCGTTGTTGTAGTTCGTATTGCCATTGCTGTTCACATTGGCGAAATTAGCCGAAGAAACGACGCGATTTAGACATTGCCCTGTAAGTATGCTTTGATTTTGTTGTCACGCTGACGCCATTTCTTTATCAAACCGATTTCTCGGTCGATAGCATTAACATATCTGCCATAGGTATTAACATCCACCTCGAAGATTTCCACGATTCGCTGAAGCTCTTTGAGAATCTGCTCGCAATTTATAATCGCATTGTTCTGATAGTCCCGCCGCTGTTCATACTCGCGCATAGAAGTGGGATACGTTGAATTAGCTGCCCTTACGTTGCTCGTCAATTGAGATGCCAACTGGTCGATTCGATTTTTAAAATTAGTCATCAAATATCGATACTTCGCAAAGTCTTCCGTCTCATCCTTTCCATAGGCATAACGGACCCGTACCAGATGGTCTAAATCTTTTACCCCAAAACTTCTCTGCATGAAGTCAAGCAGCATGTCATGTAAATCTATCGAGAAGGTAATGGCCTCAAATTTGGATTCCTTACGTTTACTTGCCAGGACGCTCATCAATAAGCGGCTCCGGTAATCTCAGCAAACTCTTCCTCGGTAATCCAGCCCTTTACTACGGCATTACGAACGCGGGTCAGATCCCACAGTTTTCTGTTGTAGAAACCCTTTACTTTGTCGTAATTCTTGCTATGTTCCATGGTGCTCTCCTTTCTTTTCTTAAAGCTCGACGTCGCACATCATAGCGAGATATTCGAGGTCGGACTTGAGCTTTGTCTGTTCCAGTTCTTTCTGCGGAATATCCCGAAGGACAAACCACGACTTTTTATCAACAGTCGTCACCTGAACCAAATCCATGTGTTCATGAACTTCTTCATTGGTTCCGTCGTTGATGATGACCGGGGAACACGTTCCGTCGAAGATGGAAGCGTCAATAGCCCCCTCGGAAATGAAATTGTTCCCGTTCATGGTAAGGTTGTCAAGGATGGTTCCATCGGCAAGGGTGATTCTATAAGTTTTCTCATCCATTTTGATTCTTCCTTTCACTTAATTTTTTACTGTTATAACACAAGATTCTGTCACCTGAGTACGGTGTTTTCTTTCGGAGCGAGGGGGCACGAGGCCCCCAGATTTAGCCAACCAACCCGAAGACCGGACGAACCCCGCCAGAGTTCGAAGCGCCGCCGCAGTTCGTATAGCCATAGCCGTACACCGTGGCGAAATAAGCCGAAGAAACGACGTCTCTCAGCCAATACCAATATCTCCCAGGATTGATGAATCTCGGATACATCTTCATCAACGCCAACTGGGTCTTGTCGATGGTGTAACGGTTCGGAACGAAAGAACCGTCTCCGGCCGGGGTAAACACCAGACTCCCGTACATCATGATTTCATTCGGAAGTTCAACCGTAGAATCGTACCAGGCGCCGGCAGAAGGATAACCATTGGTTACGGCATTAGTCAGATATTCCCTGTGTGTGAGAATATTGGTAGAACCGAAAGCCGAGTTCACCAAAGTCTTTGCATTGGCCAGATTAGCCGTATACATCAGTGAGCCGACATAACCGCCGGTGGTGATATTGGTTTCATTCATCTTTGCGTTATACAAAGCGGCATCCGGCATGATTACCAGATGAGGAGTTGTACAGGAAGTGTCTCCAGAATTCAGCCAATAGTTGATATCGACGATTCTCCAAATCCTGTCTCCGATGCTCCAATAATCACCGATGAAGAACCCCTTGAATGTGCCAGCCCTGATCTGGGCTTTCTGGTCCGTTGTCAAAGCCGTTCCGAGATTCTTTCCACGGAAAATATTCCGGCGCTGCTCCACAGAGATAACAGCATCCAAAATCCCCCAGAAAGCATCGTTGACCGTAATGCCCTTATTGCCGTCCGCAGCAGAAACCATCAGCTTGTCCGTCGCAGAAACCGACGAAACCTGGGTGAGCTGCGAAACATCCATCTTGGCAAGATAGTCCTGGGAAGAACTAACCGCCACAAGTGCCGCAAGCAAATCCCTTGCGAGAATTGTTTTTGTCCCGCCGTCCCCGTCCACAAGCAGAACATTGTTGGCGAGGAGCTGCGTTACCTTTTCGTAATCTGTAATTTTCATTACCTAATCCGCCTTTCTTTTTAATTTCTGACAAATATAGCCTGACTGAAAATCGGGTTGTTCCCGCCGTCAAGAATTTGTTCGGTTGAATAAGACCGACCGTTCAAGCCTCTGGAATCGCTGTCTTTTACAGCATCCTCCACCGAGTCTAATACAGAATATAAACCTCTTCTTGCATTATCTCTGAGGTGTCCGGACACTTGAAATTCTTTCGGTATGCCTTCCATGAATTTAGCCAACAGGTCAGAGTAGGTCCGGCTCTCAATTGGATTCTCATTGTTATCCATAACCGGATTCTTCTCCGCATCTGTAATTGCTGATAAGAACACAAAGACGTTATCAAACATAGGCTCCTCCTTTATTTCGTGACAAATATGGTTTTGCCTCTGATGACATCACCTTTATCATCAAGGAGCTGCTCTGTCTGATCTGCCTCCGGATTGTTCACATACAGCCATGTACCGCCATCGGTCAGAATCTGATAAACAGTGAATTCGTTGGCGAGTCCGTCAAACGCCCGTTCAATAGCTGCTAACCGTCGTTTTACATCTTCGAGTTCTTCGTCTACATCAGACCCCTTTTTGACAACGAACGTAACCCGTTTTCCCTCAATCGGCTCATTATCGCCATCCAGAACTGATGAATCGGAAGAGTCGTTAAGGCTGTCATAAATTGAGTGGGTGTTTGTAAGCTCATTTTGAAAATCCACAAGCTTATTTATCCGTTCATTGAGAACGACAAGTTCATTGGCAAATGCCGAAACGTCCTCTCCATCAATGAGATCCTTAATGGGGTCCCACCAGTCCCGGAAATCCTTGTCGATGGAATTCTTCCAATCAGTGAACTCTTTGGTATTGGCATTCACATAATCGTAGAACCAACCACTCCAAAGCGCTTTCCAATTGGCATTCGTCTCCTGCATTTCGGTGGTCTGGCTACTGAAAAACTCCTCCCACTGATGTTCCCAGTTCAGATAGGCTTCCTGAATCTCCGTTGTCTGAGCTTCAAACCATATCCTCCACTGATTTTTCCAGAAAGAGCTGTACTCCGTGAAATCGTCTGTTACAAGCTTTTTCCAGTATGCCAGCTCCCGGCTGCTGTTGTTGACGTAGTCATAAAACCACTTTTGCCACATATTTTTCCAGTAATCAGCAGTGTCGGTAATTTCATTCACATGTGCGTTATAAAACTCCTCCCACTGATGTTCCCAGTTCAGATAGGCTTCCTGAATCTCTGTTGTCTGAGCTTCAAACCATATCCTCCACTGGTTTTTCCAGAAAGAATTTGCAGACTCCATATCGGCAGTCTGAGCACCATAGAACGCTTTCCACTGGTCTCCCCACTGCGCCACCAGAGCATCGATTGACATCTTTTCAAGCGGAGCCGTAACAAACGGACACGCCGATGTACCGACACAGTTTGTAATGTTCGCCTGCCTGATTGCTGTCACGCCGGCATTCACACGAATATAGGCAAGCGGGTACTGCCAGCGGTCATTCGTCTTTATCAGCGTCGGATTCTTCGGGCTGGATGCGGGAGTCCCTTTGACAATCTTTATCGAATTTGCCCGCACCGATTCCCTGGCATCGACTTCCAACACAACCGCGTCAATCCGGTTCAGAATTACTTCCGATAAGGGAAGGGTCAGAGGCAATAGGGCGTCGTTCAATGTCCATGTGTGATTAAACCATGCTCTGCCGATTCCGACATTCACCATCATGCCTTCAGATTCCTTAACCATCATGCCGGTGCCGTAATGCTGCAATACACCGTCCCGGATAATCCCATCAAAAATACTGGACATCTGAATTGCATCGTATCTTCGATCACGGTTTTTGGAATTGTAAAATCCATAGGTAACACTCATTATTCATCGCCTCCTTCCGTTGTTTTAAATGTCGGGTATACAGATGCACCATCGGAATCTTCAGTCATAACGATTTCGACAATCCGGGCTTTCGTTTCATGCCCATACTCGTTCGCAATCTGAACGACATCACCATTGAAGAAATCTTCACCGTATTTGAACATAACGGTGGTTTCCACTTGGCCCTCAAACGATGTGACATCCGTATTCTCCGCTAACTTTTCTCTCCCCCTTTGTTGCAGCAATGCCGTATATTCAGCATCGGTTAAGGTGACATCGTTGCCGACATCCGAAGAAATATCTCTTGCATCTGTAAAAAGTTCCCGGCGGTTCAAACCGCTTCCGCCGCCAACCGTCGTGTATCTTCTTGCAGAACCTTCTCCCTCCCCGCCAACCAGCGTAACGTTTTTCAACGCTGACTTTGACTCAACATAATTACTGTTGATGATGTTTTCGAAATTGGGGGAAAAGACCACATATGGATTCGCAGTCTGGTCATAAGACCTGTCAACACCGGCATAAAGTTTAAACACGAACTGCTTTTTATCATTCAGTGTAATCTTGAAACCGATATTGCGTTCACTGCAAATCTTGTTTATCACATCGTATAGATTGTCCCCCGTATACTGAGCATCAATTGTCAGCTTTGTAATCGCCGGGTTCGTAGATGCTTCAAAAATGAAATTGCTGATACGGCGGTTGCTGTCGGAAGGGGAGATGATGTTTTCGTTCAGAAGTGTCCGGATTCCATTTTGAAGATTTCCTCTTATGGTCCGTTGCCTCCAGACAATTCGCCTGTCCAAGATAGATTCCAGCGACCGCCCGGTTACGGTGATATGATTTCCGTCCTCGGAATCCGAAGTGATTCTTATCTTTTCAATAATCATACAATGCTCCGATTCCCGATTCTGCAAATAGTAATCCTGCCGTATGTAGCTGAGAATCGTGTTTGTCATAGAGGTAAAGAGTTCGAAATCTCCATACTCGTAATACCGGTCTGTCCAGATAAAGGACTCATACACATCCACGATGGAGACAGCATCCAGATTTGTGTTTAAAACTATCAAATCCATCGCTATACCCCCTCATAAATGATTCGATTCTCTATCTTGAACTGTAAATTACTGCTTCCTTCTTCTGCCGTATACGCAAACACGTTGTCACCTTTTGCAAGCTGAAACCAGTCAGCTTCTTTATCCAGGCAGTTTAGAATATTGGTTGTTTTTCCGTTTCGGAGAAGGGTAATTGACTTTTTCCCTTTGACGGTACAGATAGTGATTTCATCGCCCGCCACAATTCCGGAACCCGTAAAAGCCTTCATCTTGTCAGTGTCGATACGCATAACCTCACGGGTTCCAGTATTGTATATGGTGATGTTTCGTGCTTCACCGATGGCATGAATTGTAATCGTCACACCAATCTCAGCATCTCCGCTGTACACAACTGTTTTTTCCATCTGATTCTGGATCTCGCCCATTTCCAGCAAGCATTCATACAGAGATTCGTTGCTGAAAGGAAATTCAAACAACGGCTCCACACCATAGAAAATAGTAGTATTAACCCCATCTTCCCCGGCAGAGTAAAAGAAAGGATTCGGACATACAATGGAGACATCCGAACCCTCATCTTTACTGAATATATCCGGTTCATTCGATTCGGTATATCCGTCAATTTCTGCTGAACGGTTGTCCGTTTCAATCAGCAGCGTAAGTTTTTTCTTTATCGGAAAATACTTATACGATAACTGACGCACATCCTCAATCGAATCTTTCCAAAGATACTTCAAGGAAATGACTATGTTCCGTTTCTGGAGTCTGGCAGAATTGAACAAATCCCCGTCATTTGTAGCAATTTCGGTGGTATTGATGTTCGCCTTTCCAGACCCCAGACCGGTTACAGAGGTAACTACGAAACCGGATTCCTCCGGCCTCGCAAGTACCAGTTTAATACTATCGCCAAGATAGTTTGTCACGGTGATTGACTTAATCACGCTTTCACCATCCTTTCCATCGCCGAGAACTGATTCTTTGTCTGCCGATAAATCTCAACTCTCGACAGTGCCTTAGGCGAATAGTTGTTTTGAGTAAATGTGAATGTGCTTCCTGAATTCGGAGAAGTTTCTCCATTTTGAACATCTGCGGTTTCCTGCTGATTCATGCCTCTGCTGATGGACAATGCCTGCGTTCTGCTGAACATAGCATTCAATCTGTTTGTCCCAGCTTCCACATTTGACAAATCAAGCACTGGACGAATGGTCGGCTGAGCATCAATGTCACTGTCAATGAAATCTTTGACCTTGGAGATTGCATTACCAAGTCCCGTTCTTGCGGCTTTCGCCATCCCGGAGCCGGCTTTGTATGCTTTCTCGGTGTAATCGCCAATCGCATTTACAAACGCCACGCCGAAGAAATCGCCAATCCGATAACCAACCTTTGAAGGAGAGTGTTCGTCAAGTTCTTCCTCCGCAGCCCTAGCAGCCGCAGCCGCCATAGCTCTCGCTTTCGCCTCAGCTTTGTATGTATTTTCACTGATACCTTTTGCAAATCCATCCACGAGATAGGAACCCGCATCGTAGAATTGCCCGTAGTAATCCCTAATCCCAGAGATAGCCCCGCCAAGACCAGAGGTAAATGCACTCTTTGCATCTGCATCCTTACTCCTTACCCCGGCGATGAATTTCACCATACACTGTTCGCCAGCGCTTTGAAACTCCGAATACTTATTCTTAATCGCAGTCAAACAACCGCTGATGATGTTGGTAAATGTGTTTCTGGCATCCACATCTTTCGCTCGAACACCCGCAATAAACTTCACCATCGTCTGCGTTCCAACTGACTGAAACTCCGAATACTTATTCTTAATCGCAGTCAAACAGCCGCTGATGATGTTTGTGAATGTACTCCGAGCACTGTTATCCTGGGTTTTCACCCCGGCAATAAATTTCACCATCAGGGTAGAACCAGCAGTTTGGAAATCCCGCTGCTTTGCGTTGATAGCCGTAAGTACCGCCTGAACCAACGCTGTGAACGTCGTTGTCAACGTGCCTTTCTTGGCGTTTGCAGCATTCACAAATGTTGTCAGCATATTAGATGCAGCCGCTGTCACCTTTGAATTTGCGTTGTTGAACGCATTGATAAAGCCGGTAATTCCAGCTTCTCCGAGTTTCGTCAGTGCAGAACCGAACGATGTCATTCCGCTGGTATCCAATCCAGCCATACCGGTTGCCATATCAACCAATCTGTTTGTCTGCGTAATCACGCTGGATAACAGTCCGGTATCAATGCTGCTGATATAACTGTAGTAGGAACTGAAATACGATCCGAAAGAACTCATATCTTTACCGAAATCAGCAAGCGTTTTGTCATCGGAGAACCAGCCGCCTTCTTTTGGCAAGCTCTTTTGAAGCTCGACAATTGAGGTTGCAGCATTCGTGGTTGATGTCACGATACCGGCATCAACATTTTTCATGTAATCAGAGTATTTTGAAAAATTCTCGCCAAACAGTACCAGACTTTCACCAAACGCTCCGATATCGTTATCTCCGGTAAACCAACTTACAACACCACCCGTATTCGGTAATGTGTTCGCCAACTCGACTAAAGACTTTCCTGCTGTTGCGGAGTTTGTTATAGCGTCTACGTCAATTCCGGATATTGCATCCGAGTAAGACTTCATCGCTTTTCCAAACGGAACAAGCTGTTCGCCAAACATATCCATGTCGTTCTCACCAGCAAAGAAACCAACAACGCCGCCGCTGTTCGGAACCGTTTTTGCCAATTCGACCAAAGCTTTACCAGCCGTTGCCGAATTAACAATGGCGTCAGCATCCAGACCCTTTACAGCCGTTGAGAAGTCCATCATAGCCTCGCCAAACGGAATCAACTGCTCGCCAAATTCCTTCATATCGTTTTCACCGGCAAAGAAGCTGACAACGCCGCCTGTATTCGGAATGGTAGTAGCCATTTCAGCCATTGCTTTTCCGGCAATCGCCGCCGCTGTTACCGCATCAGCATCCAATCCTTTCACAGC